AAAGGTACTAAAAAATGATAGTTCATATCGAAGAGCTTAAAGAATTACAAGCAAAGATTGATCATATTAATTGTTGCCCATTTCATATGATTGAATGGTATGAGAATGGTCAAAAAGTTGAAATTCCTCAACATATAATAGATAGCTGGCACTTCGTAGGTATGACAAATTGCAGTTTTATATCTACGAGTTTTTATAAAGAACCTATCTTGATTTAATATCAGTTCCATAGTATAATATTACTATGGAATCTGTGAATCTTGAACAAATAATTAGACAATACGTCAACCTTGGACCAGTATCAGCTACTGGTTTCCAACAGTGTTTGTGTAAAGTTTGTAATGATCATGGTGAAAAAGGTTTAAGAGCTGGGTTTAACTTCTCTAATGGTCAAGTTGGGTATCATTGCTTTAACTGTAAACATGACGCTCGTTACACACCTGGGTCAAGTTTATCAGATGATATGGTTATACTATTATCTGCATTTGGGGTCCCTGAAGAAAAATATAAAACGATTGCGTTTTATGATATTAAAAATGGTGTTAAGACTACTAGAGTTAGTACTCCTACTGTTTATGATCCACCAACCTTAGAACTACCTAAACACTTCTATAAATTGTCTGATGCAGATCCTGATGACAAATGGACTATTATTGCTGAAAACTATCTGGAAGAAAGAGGTTTTAACCCTACTGAGTATCCGTACTACTTATCTACTGGTGAAGGTGAATATGGTAAGAAATGGAAAGCTCGCATTATAATACCATTCTACAAAGATAATAATCTCATCTATTATACAGGGAGATCCTTAGTTCCTTCAATAAAGAGGTATGAGACACCTGCTTGTTCTAAGACAAATGTTTTATATGGGTACGATAAGTTATTCGTTGATCGTAATATGCCATTATTTGTAGTTGAAGGGTTCTTTGATGCATTTTTAATTAACGGTGTTGCAATATTAGGGAATGAATTATCCAATGGACACAAACACTGGCTCAACCTATCTCAACGAAAAAAGGTGTATATTCCAGATAAAAGTGGAGATGGTTGGGAAATTGCTTTACAATGTATAAGAGAAGGGTGGTCTGTTGCTACACCTGACATTGGTAATAATGTTAAAGATATGAACGACGCTGTTTTAAAGTACGGTAAGTTATACGTAATGACCTCTTTAATGCAAAACATATCAGAAGGTAAAGCCGCTGAATTAAGATTACAACATTACTGTACTGACTATGGTAAAATTAAATTTAAAAAGAAGGTAAAAAATGGGTGAGAAGGCATTGTATAAAGGTGAGACTGTAACTCAAAAAGTTCGTAATACTGTTGAGGAATTATTCGCTGAACCAGATGATGATTTACTACGAGTCAATTCTGGTGTTGTAAAAGAGGCAAACCAAGCTCATACTATGTGGGCAGTACATAACAACAATAATTACTTCCCATGTGAACGTAGTGTTCAGTGTTTACCTGCTGGGCAATATTCCATACATAACGGTGACAGTGGTATATTCTTCACAGGTAGATCAGCAAACGTTGATACATTATACAAGTTTCCAGATAGTGCATTTGATGAAGTTATTAAAGATATTGAATCATTCTGGAATCGTCGTCAATACTTTAAAGAGTTTGGATTCTTATGGAAGCGTGGTATTATGTTATACGGACCTCCAGGATCAGGTAAAACATCTTTAATTCAAATTATATCAGAAATGATTATTGAACGTGACGGTATCGTTATCTTTAGCGATAGCCCTCATAATATTTCAAGAGGTCTTAGATTACTAAGAGCTATTGAACCTAACCGCCCTGTGGTTGTTGTATTAGAAGATATCGACGCTATCGTACAATATGGTGAAGCTGAACTGTTGGCATTATTAGATGGTGAGTTACAGGTTGATAATATCATTACCATAGCGACTACTAACTACCCAGAACGTTTAGATCGTCGATTGATTAACAGACCGAGCCGATTTGATATCGTTAAGAAAATTGGTATGCCAACTAAAGAAGCTCGTCAAGTATATTTGGGTTACAAAAATCCAAAATTGATTGGTGAAGACTTAATTAAATGGTTGGATGCTTCTGATGGATATTCAATGGCACATTTAAAAGAAATGATTGTATCAATCGAGTGTTTAGGTAATTCATTTGAAGCTACTGTTCAACGGTTAAACGATATGATTAAATCGGAACCAACCTCTGATGAATATGAAAATTTAGACAGACAATTCGGGTTCACTAATGAACCAAAAGCAACGAGGGCATATAGATGATAACATACCCGACAAATGAAATTCGTAGTCTTGATGAACTACAAAAATGGATAACTGATAAAACTAAGTTTAATCAAGTATCGGTATCGGATGAGTATGGTAAGACCAGAGTAGAGAATACTACTGTACCTCTTGAACATTTAAGAGCTTTTATTCGTGAAGATATATTACGTGATTACTTAATACACCATAAGACACTGACTATAAACAACCGTATATGTTATATTGATATAGGTCCGACTGCGTTACCTAGTGTATATAAAGTATCGTTTGATTACGTATCTATTAATAATGACTAAGAAATATACCAGCAAAGACATCCAAGTATTATCAGATCGAGAGCACGTTCGGTTGCGAACTAACTTGTATCTTGGTAATACTGAAGAAGTCAATTATACAATTCCAATCTTTATAGATAATTCTATTAGATTTGAATTGGTTAAATTTGTACCTGCTGTGTTTAAGGCGGTTGGTGAAATACTGGATAATAGTGTAGATGAGTTCTCACATATTCAAATACCTCATAAAATTTTAAAGATTGAAGCTAACCCTCTATTAGGCGAGTATACAATCTCTGATAATGGTCGTGGAGTTCCTATTGATAAACATGAGACTGGTCGGTTTACACCTGAAGTTGTGTTTGGTTCATTACGGTCAGGTCGTAACTTTAAGGATCGTGAAGTTGGTGTTATTGGACAGAACGGGGTAGGTTCAAGTTGTGTTAACTATTGCAGTTCATCATTTTACGTTGATATTAAACGAGACGGTAAACGGTATCGTCAAGAGTTTATCGATGGTTGTGATGAGATTGTACCACCAGCTATACAGAAATATACTGGTACTGATACTGGTACAACTATATCATTTCAGTTAGATGATCAAATCTTTAAGAATGTTAATCTACCTGACGTTCTTATGCATAACCGTGCTATTGAAATTGCAGCTACTAACCCACTATTAACAGTTGAGTATAACAAACGTAAATATCGATTCAATAAAGGGTTCGATGATATTATTAAAAATATATCTAAAGACTACTTTAAGTTTACAGCTGAGAATATGGAGTTTTATGTTATATTTGACGTTGATTTAAACTCAGAAGAAGCGGTATGTACTTGGGTTAACTCTTCATATTTGTTTGAAGGTGGTATTTGTAATACTCAGTTCACTAATGCATTTTATGATCGAGTATTAGATCAGTTACAATCACAAGCTAAAAAAACTAAAAGTACTGTAACTAAAGAAGATATTCGCAACAACTTATTAATTATTGGTAATATTAAAATTAATAATCCATCATACGACAGTCAGGCTAAAACAAAATTAATAAGTCCTAACTTACGTAAAGAGTTTGATGGTATTTTAGATGAACAGTGGCAGGTATTTTCAAGAAAGCATAAAGAGTGGTTTGCAAAAGTTCTGGAAAGAGCAATTGAACGTCACCATAAATCAGCAAATGCAAAAGCTGTTAAAGATCATCAGAAAACTTTAAAGAAAAAGGTTCCTGGGTTGTTAGATGCTAACGGTAAGGATCGATCTAAATGTAGATTGTTTATTACTGAAGGTTTGTCAGCTGCTGGTAATATTATTGAAGTTCGTGATCCAGCTACAATGGGTTCATTTCCATTAACTGGTAAAGTTAATAATACGTATGGTAGTACCGTAGCTGAAATATTAAAGATGCCTAAGGTTAGTAACTTGTTTACTGCGATTGGATTAATACCAGGTCATAAAGCTGAATTAGCTGATATGCGATTCGGTGATATTGTTATTGCAACTGATGCTGACGTTGACGGTGGTGATATATTTTCGTTATTAGTCAATATGTTATTTCAATTCTGGCCAGAGTTATTTAATCCAAAGGTACCGGTTCCAAGGGTATACCGATTAGTAGCACCAAATATAATTTTGATAAAAGGTAAAAATAGGTTATACTTCCCATCTAAAGAGGCTTACGAAAAGTCCAAACAGGATAGTTCGTGGGAAGTACGCTATATCAAAGGTTTAGGTGGTTTAGAAAAGATTGATTGGCAAAATATATTAGCTGATAAGAAATCATTCTTACCTATTGTGTACGATGATAATTTAAAACAAACGTTCGAACTATTGTTCGGTCCTGATGCAGATGAGAGAAAAAAATGGTTACAAAACTAGATCATACTAATATTAAAGATCAAATTGTGTATTTAAAGTCTTTAACTGAAGTATTGCCAGATCGGTATCAATCTTTACAGCTAAATCCATTAGACTTAAATAAATTATTTGAGTATGTTGGGCTTGTTGCACAAACAGTTGATTTTTTAGCTCAGCAACAAATTGTAAAGCTAGAAGCTATGGTAGATCGGATCGATGATGGAAAATAATGAACTGCTGGAATTATACTGGGAACATCTAAAAGCTCCTACATATTATGGTGGTAAGGTACGGCCGCGTTTGCATGCATTACCACATTGGCAAGCTCAACAGGAACGTTTAAGTCAAAAACCTAATATTACATTAAATTTACCTGGTGAACATTGGCCTGAGTATCCAGATAATACTAATATCTGGCTGTGGAGTGACCTACACTTTAACCACAAAAACATTATAAGTTTTAGTGATAGACCATTTTCAGACGTCGATACAATGAACCATGAGTTAATTCATAACTTTAATGCGGTTGTCGGTCGTAATGATATTAGCATTTGGGTTGGTGATATTGGATTTGGTCCTGATGAAGGTACCAATGAACTGTTAGATTATTGTAATGGTTACAAGATCTTAGTATACGGTAATCACGATTTTAATCACGAAAGACCTCGTAAATTAGTCTTTAACGAACATCATATGTTGTATACTTTAAACTTTATCGATGGATTATCTCTGGTATTAACTCATTATCCAATGTATAATCTACCAAAAGAATATATTAACGTTCATGGACATATTCATAAGGGGTCTAAGTATGAACACAATAATGATTATAATAGTGTTCAACATATTAACGTGAACTGTGAATTCATTAATTACCATCCTATTAATTTAACAGAAGTAGTTAGAATGGCGAAATCCAGATTATTGGAGTTAGAAGGGTGATTGATGTAAAGTTATTTGCAGGTGTTGTTCAAACTGAAGACAACTGTAAGGTTTGCGATAACTTTACATCATTACGTAATGGATGTTGTACTCATTGTGCACATAAGATTTCTGGATGTAGAATAAGTCCATCAGAATATAAATTATGGGAAAATAAAAATCCAGATAACTATTGGTATATAGAGGTCTAATGTCTAAAAGTTGGAATACTGAAATATTTGTTTCAAAAGCTATATTAAAACATGAAACTAAATATGATTATTCGTTAGTAGAATACTATAAGGTTAATATACCAGTACATATAAAATGTAATCAGCATAAAATATTATTTCAACAACGACCTGATGTACATTTACGTAGTATAATAGGGGGATGTCCTGAGTGTGTTAAAACATCTAAACAGCAAACTAACCTTAAAAATAACGGAGTATTACATAATTGGTGTACTGGACCGTTGCGTAATATTCAACAAAATACAATGAAAACATTATATGGGGTTGATCATAACTGGAAATCTCCAAAAATTAAAGCTGATCGAATACAAACGTGGATAGCAAATTTAGGTGTGGATAACCCTTTTAAATCTAAAGAAGTAATACATAAAATACAACAGAGTATATATCAAAATCATGGAGTATATAATATATCACATAAACATATGGTTGATGTATTACCACTACTATTAGATTTTAATTGGTTATATAATGAATATGTATATCATCAAAAAACTGCAATGCAAATTGCACTAGAACATAATATAAATGATACTACAGTTGGAACGTACCTCAAACAACATAATATTCCAATTCGAAGGCCAGATTGGCATAGTCAAGTTGCTATTAACTGGTTGGAAGCTATAATACAAGCTGAAAATATTTTCATTCAACATGCACGAAATGTTGGCGAATATAAGATTCCAGGTACCAAATATTCTGTTGATGGGTATTGTTTAGAAACTAATACCTGTTATGAATTTCACGGAGATTGGTTTCATGGAAACCCAATAGTATATCCTGAGTCCCATTTATGTGGATATTATGGTAATATACCCGCTAAAGTGTTATATGATAAAACATTAAAGAAAGAACAAATAATACGAAAGCTAGGCTATAATTTAATAGTTATGTGGGAGTATGATTGGATTAATATGACTAAGGAGAAACTATAAAATATGAATTCATCAGAATATATTGGGAAGGAGCGTAGAGATTACGCGTTATATGTATTACATAGTCGTGCAATTCCAAGTATCAGCGATGGGTTAAAAGCTGCAGCACGTAGAGTGTTATGGACTGGTCGAGATTGTAAAAAGTGGAAAACAGCATCATTAGCAGGGGCAACAATGCCTATCCACCCTCACGGAAGTCCTTCAGGTACCATTAATACCCTAACTGCATATTATGGAAATAATATTCCATTATTTACCGGTATTGGTGCATTTGGAACCATGCTGGTCCCTAATGAATATGGTGCTGATAGGTATACTACTGTACTAATATCACCTTTTACTAAAGATGTAGTATTTAGTGATATCGAATTGGTTCCTATGCAGGATAACTATGATGGTTCGTTACAAGAACCTGTACACTTCTTACCATTAGTACCAGTTGTGTTATTAAATCCTCAAGAAGGTATTGCGGTTGGTTTTGCTTCTAGCATATTACCAAGATCATTAAAAGATATCGTTGATAGTCAATTATCATACTTATCTGGTAAAAAACTTGAAGATAAACCACCATATTTTGGACCTACTAATAGCCGAGCAACTGAAAGGTCTCTCGATAAGAATGGTAAAACTAAGTGGGTGTTCGAAGGTAGCTACGATATTCTTAGTGCAACATCTATTCGCATCACTAACCTACCATACGGGTTAGGGTACGAGAGCTTTATTGACCGCTTAATGAATATGGTAGAGACTGATCAAATTATAGACTACGAAGATAAGTCTAAAGATATGTACGATATCATAGTTAAGTTTAAACGTGGTGAACACGATGTTAAAAATGAAGCTAAGATTAAAAAGTTCTTTGGCTTATATTCATCTGGTACCGAAAATCTAAACGTTCTTGACTTTAATGGAGATCGTGTACTAGGTACAAATTTTGTTGAAGTTATTCAATTGTTTACAGACTGGCGCTTAGGTTGGTATGTTAAGCGATATGAACGGTTACGTAACTTATTACTATTTGACATTGGTAGGTACAACGACATATTATTAGCAATTGCCAAGAATGTTGGTGGTAAAGCCCGTGATTTTGGATCTAAAGCTGAATTAGTAGAATTTTTAACCAAGATTGGTATTAATGATACTGATTATATTGCTGCATTACCGGTATATCGCTTTACTCAAGATGAGAAAGCAAAAATTGAAAAGAAGTTAGAAGAAGCTAATATACAATTAGCTGAATATAACAATATTATATCCAGCCCAGAAATTCAGAAAAGTATATATGTAACTGAATTAAAAGAAGTATCTAAAAAATACGGAAAGGTTTAATTATTTGTTGTTGATTTGACTTTTCAACTCATCTGCACATAATTGAGCAACCATACGTTTAAAATCATTACCTTCTGTAGATGCTGAAATTTCATGAGCAATTTTAGTAAGGTGTGGTAATAATATATTAACCATATTTCTTGCAGCTGTTATATTAACAGCCTTTTCATCTAATTGTGTTTGACCAGCTAGTTGTTTCATACGTTCAATATTCATGTTGATTTATCCCTAAATTAATTATATACTATATTTATGAGAAACTACTATGCTGGTATAGGTTCACGATCTACACCACCTGAAATATTATTTAATATGACCTGTTTAGCTAAAACACTAGCTAAAATAGGTATGATTTTACGATCAGGTGGAGCACCTGGTGCTGACCTTGCCTTTGAAAAAGGTGCAGGTGATAGTTGTGAAATATTCTTACCATCTCCATCATTTAGTCCAAGTAACTCCAGAATACATTCATATTCAGAACCTACATATAAGGCAATGGAAATGGCTAGTAAACATCATCCGGTCTGGAGAAGTCTAAACCCTTTCACACAAAAGTTACACGCTCGTAACTGCCATCAAATATTAGGATATAACCTCGACCATCCGTCTAGATTTGTAATATGTTGGACTGAAGATGGTTGTGAATCGGATAATACTCGTACCCGAAAAACTGGCGGTACTGGTATGGCAATCTCTATTGCTAGTGAGTATGAGATTCCTATATTTAATTTACGTAACGACGGTCGGTATGAGGACCTGTTAGAGTTCCTTGCTATGTACTATTATAATATAAATACCTAATGAAATTAATAGAAGTATTGGATACTGAATATAAATTATTTGTTGACTTAGATGGTGTTCTTGCAGACTTTGCAAAAGCTGCTAGTAAGCTAATGGACGAACCGTTTGATTTTAAACATTATAATACTGATAAAGAATTTCGCAATCGTATGTGGAGTTATGTTAACCCATATGTTAAAGCTGGTGAACCTTTTTGGGAAAACATGGACATGTTGCCAGATGCTCAAGTGTTATGGAATTATGTCAGAAAGTATAACCCTACAATCCTAACTGCTACTGGTAGAAAAAATCAAGAGAATGTTGCGGTACAAAAACGAGCATGGGTACGTAAGCACTTAGGTGACTATAAAGTTATTACTGTTCAAGATGGTGCTGATAAAGCTAAACACCTGGTTGATACTGGTATTCTTATTGATGATAGTCCAAAAGCTATCAACCCTTGGAAATCCTCTGGAGGTATTGGTATATTACATACCAGTGCTAAACACTCAATTGAGCAATTAAAAGAATTAAACTTATAAATACTAGTTGATATTTAACAAAAGTTGATATATAATATCTACAACCTCAACAACCACTAACATAATTCAATGTTTACTTTCGGTAGATTTAAAAAATATAATAAATTCATCACTCGTTTTGAAAAACGAAACGATCCTAAAGTTGTTAACCCTTTTGTGGATGCATTAAACGTTCCTAATCATAGCTTCCAAAACTTAACATTTATATTATGTAAGGATGATGTTGCAGAGTTTGAACTTCTGTCACATTTAAAAGACATGATGTTTCATCCGTATCATATACATATGCTTAGTGTAAGTCCTGAAGGATACGCATACGATGCACCGTTAACATCAACCGGTATATACGGTACGATGGTATATCATGAAAGATACAACATTGCACTTAATATCATTCAACCCAATTTTTGGAAAGCGATGATAAAAGCTGTTGTTATTGTTGAGAATTTAACAAAACATTATACAGAAGCTGAACAATTTGACATTTTTGACACAACCTACCACCATTTAGTAATACCTAACGGTGGTTAATTTTTAACGGAGAAGTAATACCAGATGAAATCATATAGCAATGAAATTCCTGATGTTAAGGAATTGCAACGATTGATTACTATTAGCCAGGTAATTGAACAAAAAGTAAACCTAATCTTAACTATTTTAGTTTCGGTATTAGGGTTCGAAATTTTAACGGAAGCTTATCACTTGTTTCCTGTTGTTGTTACATTTATTGAAGGTTTGATGAAATGAGCAAACGCAACACGTCCAGAACTGGGTCAACAGTTCAATCAATCTTACGGGATTTTAAAACAATGTCGCGTATTGATTTTTTTAAAGCATATGATGTTGAAATTGATAAAGATGGTTATGTTACCGATCTGGTGTACATTAAACAATTTAACTCTATTCAAGATTGGGCTGTTTTCAGTGCTGAACAAGATGCAGATGATATGTTCGATGCATCAGCAAAGTTTACAAAAGGTGTTAGCGAAGCTGACTACCGGTAACCGTATCATTTAAAAGGGGCTTTAAAGCCCCTTTTTATTGTTTACTTAACCCAGATCTTATCCCAATTTCCAGTTAACGAACCTTTTGAATAAGCTGTTGCTCTATTTTCAAAGAAGTTTGTATGTTCCGGTGCGTTTAAAATCTCTTCTACCCATGGTAATGGATTAGTCTTAACTTTGAATATACCTTTCATACCTAAGCCAATCAAACGACGATCAGCAATATAGCGGATATAACGTTTAACATCGTTTGATTCAAGACCTTCAACAGCACCCATTTCGAATGCTAAGTCGATAAACTTGTCTTCAAGTTCTACCATTTTCTCAGCAATGGTATACAGTTGTTTTTTAAGTTCATCGGTCCATACATCACGATGTTCTTTGATAAACTCTTTACATAACCATGTCATACCTTCAACGTGTAATGACTCGTCTTTGATACTCCAGGTAATGATTTGACCCATACCGTTCATTTTATTGAATCTGGTAAAGTTTAGTAACATTACAAATGAACTGAATAACTGAACACCTTCTGTCAATGCAGAAAATGCTACCATCTGTTGAATAATCTGTGTACGGTCAGCACCCATGAATGATTCAAAGAAGTCATGTTTCTCTTTCATTGCTTCGTATTCGATAAACTGACGATAAGTAGTTTCTGGCATACCTAATGTGTCAATTAGATGTGAATAAGCAGCGATATGCACTGCTTCTCTTGATGCAAATGATAATAACATCATTCGTATTTCAGGTTTAGGGAACAGCGGGAGATACTTTGTCGCGTAAGCTCCTGCTACGTCAATATCAGACTGTGTAAACAATCTAAAGATCTGAGTTAAGAAATGTTTCTCAACTTTAGTTAGCTTAGTTTTCCAATCCAATACGTCTTGGTTAAGAGGTACCTCAGATGGAAGCCAATGCATTGATTCTGACATTTCATACATTTCAAACGCTTTTGGGTGAGAAAATGGCTTATAGAAAGTACGCGGTTCTGTTAATGATTTCTTAGACATATAATGGTTTTACCTTACAGTTATTATTATGATACCGTGTGATATGATATTGATGCATTGTTCTTTTACAATATATACAAGTTGCAGATGTTGGAGTTCTAGAGGTTTTACCAAACCACCACCCATCTGGGATATTATTATCAATTATAAATGTTTTTTGGTTTATAATACCATTAGTTATCCAACATCTACCCTTATTATATTCACCAATTCTACGACTTCTAGCTCCTGCATCTTCTTTGATTACAAATTTTGATTTTGGAGATGAACGACCCTTTAACGTTGCTGATATCTTTTGTTTAGTTAATTCTGAATGAAAGAATCCAGAGGGGTTCCCAGACAAACCATCCTCAACTATTTGATTTGCCCATTCTTTTGAATTAACAACATCAAACAATTCACTAACCGCTTTTGCAAATTCAGTACATTCAGTTTCATCTGTAAAATTTTTAGACCAAAGTTCTATAACAAATTCAACTCCATATTTCTTAATATGGTTTGACCAATATGTACCAGAACCATTATATCGAGACCTATCAAGTTTATTTGTCTTTCCGAAGTATTTTAATCCAGTTTTTATATGTTTCTTAACGTACAGTGTGGTAGGTTTAAATATTACCATTTAATTCAACCTTCACAAGCAATACAAACTGATTCACCAAATGATAATCGTTCAGCCATCTCTTTCATATCTTCAATTTTTTCACGAATTACTTTATTACCAACCTTGTCTGCCTTACGCATACTATCTGATCTACAGTAGTATAACGACTTTAACTTAAGTCTCCAAGCCATTAAATGTACTAAATGTAAAATTTCTACATTTTCAGTAG